AGTGCTTACACGCTCAGACAGGTTTTTGAGTTTAGATTGTTACAAGAAACGGATGGTGCAGAGTGGGACAGCGCGGACCAGCTCCGACTTCTTCGCGGCTAAAATTGCTCAAAGGTGAGACGCGACCCAGCCGTGTGAACTATGAAGAGCCGCTTCCCAGGCGTGCAGATTTCAGTCCGCCAAAAGATATTTCTCCGCAAGCCCGTGGGATTTGGGAAGAAGTCATTCAGGCAGTTGCTCACACGGGCATGCTGACTTCAGCGGATTTGCATACGCTGCGACTTTATTGCGAGGCGGCAATTCGGTACAGACAAGCCGAACAAATGTATCTTGAGACTGGACCCCTGACGCGGGGTCAGAATGGCGAAGTCGTAAAGTCACCGCTCCACCAGATCGTTCGGGATAACGCCGTGCTTATGCTTCAACTTGCGTCTAAGCTTGGGCTGACGCCTGCGGCACGCAGCGGTTTGAGAGGTGAATTGGATGGCGAAGCGAACACGGCGGCAGCGAAACTTGACGCGCTCATCAGCTCAGCAAGGCGAGCACGCTAGTCAAGGCGACTCCGTTATTGACTTCATTGAAAACTTCTGTCGCTTAACTAAAGGCGATGTTGCAGGGCAACTTATACAACTGCGACCATGGCAAAAAACGCTTTTGCGTGAACTCTACGCGACCGACGAAAATGGTCTTCGCAAACACCGACGCGCACTCATAGGTCTTCCTAGGAAGAATGGAAAATCAATGCTGGGTGCAGGCATTGCCTTGCATGGGTTGATCCTTGATGAACCAGGCAGCGAGGTCTATGCACTTGCGGGAGATAGACAGCAGGGGCGTATTATCTTTTCTGAAGCGGCACGCATGGTGCAGCTAGATCCGATCTTGAGTCAACGCCTTCGCGTAATGCGCGATGTGATTGAGTACCCAACAAACGGGTCAGTCTTCCGCGTGCTATCAGCAGATGCCTCTCGTGCAGAAGGCTTGAACCCATCTCTCGCGGTTGTAGATGAGCTGCATGTTCAACCAGACGATAGGCTTTGGAACACAATCAATCTTGGATCTGGTACACGCAAACAACCGATGATCGTGGCGATTACTACTGCGGGAAGCCGCACCGATAGCCATGGACAAGACACGATCTGCTACAAGCTCTGGCAATACGGCATGCGAGTGCAGTCTGGCGAGATTGAAGATCCAACATTCTTCTTCCGATGGTGGGGCGCACCTGACGGCGCGGATTATCGCGACCCAGCTGTTTGGGCTGCCGCAAACCCAGCCTATGGCGATTACTTAAACCCAGAAGACTTTGAGAGCGCCGTCAAGTCCATTAGCGAAATGGAATATCGCACGAAGCGGATGAACCAGTGGGTGACTACGAATACTGCATGGCTTCCGCAAGGAGCCTGGGACCGACTCGCCGTTGAACGCACATTAGAAAAAGGCGAAGACGTTGTGGTCTCGTTTGATGGCGCCTTCTCTAACGACAGTACGGCGATCACGGCGTGCACACTTGATGGATTCATTCAGACGCTTGCGATCTGGGAGCGACCGCTTGACGATCCGCATTGGCAAGTTCCAATGGACGAAGTTGAAGCGAAAATGTACGACATCTGCAAGACCTACCAGGTGCGAGAAATCGCAGCTGACCCGTATCGCTGGGCTTCTGTTTTACAGAAGTGGGAAAACGACGGACTGCCCGTGGTCATGTACAGTCAATCTCCTGCTCGTATGGTGCCCGCGTGTGCGGGCTTCGCGGACGCAGTTGCACAAGAAAAACTGTCACACAATGGCGATCCAGTACTTGCGAGGCATCTTGATAACTGCACCGTTAAGATTGACCGATTCGGTCCCCGCGTAGTAAAAGAGCACAAGGGATCTCCCAGGAAGATTGACGCAGCGGTCTGCGCTATCATGAGCTGGGACCGCGCAAAGTATCATTCGCAACATGTAGTCAAAAAGCCTACAGCGGAGTTTATAAGCCTGTGACCAAATCAACTGCACTTGAACTTATCGGAGCCGCACTGATTATCGGTGGGCTATATCTTATTCAGCCGCTCAGCCTCGTGGTTGCAGCTGGCATTAGCCTTGTTGCTATCGGCTATAAGCGAGGTAATTAGTGAGTCTTCTCCGTAGAATTCTTGGCGAACAGGATCAGCGTGCGATCACAAACATTCAGGGAATGAAGTTTGATCGCGTGCCGTTTTCCAATGTCACGCTAGATAGCAAGGGCGTACTCGCACTTACTGCTGCATGGGCATCGGTGCGGTTGCTGGCGGACGTGGTATCAAGTTTCCCTGCTGACGCGTATATTCGCACGGGCGGAGTGCGCCGACCGTATCGCCCAGGCGGAGACAAGCCGTCATGGATGTTGATTCCGATTCCAGATGAGCCTGGTTACACGTTCAATCAACTTATTTCAGAAGCCATCGTAAGCCTCTATACAGAGGGGAATACTTTCCTATACTGCCCACGCTCAGAGAGCGGCGAAGTTTTGGAAGTCAGAGTCATTGATCCTCGCCGTGTGACGATCTTCCGCGAAGGAAGGGAAGTCAAGTATCGCGTGCAGCAGACTGAACGAAACGACTTTGTTGTTTATGGTCAGGATACGATCATCCACATCCCGCTGATCACGCTCCCTGGAGATCTTCGCGGTATCAATCCGATTGAGCAGCTGCGCCGCACGTTCGGTCTTGGCGCAACGCTAGAAGAGAGCGCATCGTCGCTATTCGCCTCCGCAAGCATGCCAACGGGCATCATTGAAGTTCCTCACGAGCTGACGAAAGATCAGGCAGAGGCACTCAAAGCTGGGTGGCTGCGACACCACACTGGCGCAAACATGCACACACCTGGTGTATTGACGGGCGGTAGCACATGGAAGCCGCTCTCATTCAAGCCAGAAGACACGCAGCTTCTTGCGTCGCGCGGCTTTAGCACCGAAGAGGTGGCTAGAGTCTTTAGGGTTCCGCCAGTTTTGATTGGCGTCACCACACCTGGTGCGATGTCATATTCAAGTGTGGAACAGCAAAACCTAGCCTTCGTGCAGTTCACACTCCGTCCCTTGACAGAGGCGCTGGAACGACAGCTCTCCTCGTTGCTTCTTCCGCCAGATGCATTCGTGCGATTCAACATGGACAGCATCCTTCGCGGCACTGCGCAAGCACGAGCGGAAGTACACAGGGTATCCATTCAAGAAGGCTGGACCAGCATTAATGACATTAGAAGGATGGAAGACATGACGCCGATTGAGGGCGGAGACGTCTACCGAATGCCGCTGAACCAGGCTGCTGCTGACGCAGCTGATCTACGCCAGCGCGCAGACATTGTGGGAATTCTTGTTGCCGCTGGATACAACCCAGCCGATGCAGCCAAGGCTGCTGGGATCACGGGGGTCAAGCACAATGGCGCTTCGCCAGTGACCCCACAGCCAGAGGGAATCTAATGAGTATTGCTACCAACCAGGTTACGCTTGGAACCGCCGCGACGCTTATCTGTGCCGCAACGAATTCCGACAAGGCTGAGCTGACGATCACGACGAAGACAAAGGATGTCTGGATTGGTGAGTCCGATGTCACGATCACAAACGGTCTGCATCTCCAAGCTGGTCAGACGATCACTGTGAAGATTGGTCGCAACGATGATATTTATGGCATCGTTGATAGCGCAACGCACAGTGTAAGTTATCTGTTGTACCAGCCTAACTAATGACAAACCGCGCACTTCCAGATAATTACCGACCAGCCCTATCGGAAGATGTTCCAGAGGGGCGAGCGTGCGGCAACTGCCGATTTTATAACGAGGCAGATGTGCAGGGCGATAAGGCGTATTGCGAGAAGTGGGATGACTATGTGAGTGGCGCCTACTACTGCAACGCCTGGGAGCCAGCGCAAGAAGAGCGCGCGCCGATTGATTTAGACGGCTACACGCCAACAGATGCCATGAAAGAAGAAGCACAGCGCGGACTTGATTGGCGCAGTGAATTCGGACGTGGCGGCACGGAGGTTGGAATCGCTCGCGCACGAGATATCGTGAACGGGCGCAATCTTCCGTTTGAAACGGTTCAACGCATGGCGAGCTTCTTTGCGCGCCATGAAGTAGATAGTGAAGCAGAAGGTTTCCGACCTGGAGAAGAGGGCTACCCTAGCAACGGTAGGATTGCCCACGCGCTTTGGGGCGGGGATAATGGTAAGCGATGGGCGGACAACATCGTCCAAAACGCTGAGCGTAAGGAGCATAAACACATGACGATGGAATTCCGACAAGCGCAGACAGAGATCCGCGCTGAGGGCGATGGCTACACGTTTGAGTCATACGCCGCTTTGTTCAACACCGAATCGGAAGGTCTTGGCTTTCGCGAAGTGATCAAGCCAAAGGCATTTAGCAAGTCTGTTGCTGCTGCTGATCGCGGCGAGTGGGAAGTGAAGGCGCTCCAGGACCATGATCCTAAGATGTTCCTTGGCTCCACTAGGACTGGAACACTTGAGGTTTCAGAGGATGATCGCGGTCTTAAGGTCCGCGTCGCTTTGAATCCAGAGGTTTCGTTTGCACGAGATCTTGCAGCAATGATTAAGCGCGATGGCGCAAGCATGGGACTTTCGTTTGGCTTTTCGGTGCCGAACGGAGGGGATGGCTACAACGAAGAAGGCGTGCGCGAGCTGAAGTCAATCCGACTTCACGAGATCTCGCTACTCACTGGAAATGTTCCTGCATACCCAGCCACAATCGGTTTGGGCGCAGTGCGCGCGCTTGCGCAGCGCACAGATATTGCAGCAAACAAACTTACGCGAGCGATTGACGGATTGCTGAATGGCAACGTCAAGAGCGATGACGCGGAAGTTATTGATCTCGCAATCCGTAAGATCGCGCCTGAAGTCCGAAGCCCTTGGGTTATCGGCGCAGACCGCGAGCTGGAGATTGACGAAACGCGCGACTGGGACGGCGCAGCAGCCGCTGAAAGGGTTTTTTCCCTGGCTGGTTTTGATGGGGAGAATTCTGATCCCTCCGTCGCTCGTCGCGCGTTCCTCGTCTACGATGCCGCAGCGCCAGAGCTTCGCGGCTCCTACAAACTTGGCTTCGCTGACGTAATCGGTGGCGAGCTTGTTGCAATTCGTGCTGGTCTAAACGCCGCCGCGTCGCGACTGCCACAGACCGATATCCCGCAAGAAGTCATGGACCGCGCTCGCGGCATCCTGGATTACTACGCCGAAGAGGAGTCCGAAACAGCAACCTACCAAGATGACGAGGAGATGGATGACACAAACCGTGCCATCCCGCTCAGCGTTCGCGAGCGACAGCTGGCGCTTATGGCGCTAGATCCAAACCGAATTTGATCCACGAGGGCGACGGCACGAGGGTCCTGACGGGCACCACTGCCAAAGCACCACTGGGTGAAAGAAATTAACTAAACGAAAGCAGAAAGGAACTCCAAATGTCGGAGATTTCAAAGAAGCTTTTCGCTGGTTACCGAAACGATTGGGAAGAGGCGAAAGCCCTTCTTGCGACGGCAACCGATGAGAAGCGAGAGTTCACACCAGAAGAGGAAGCTCGTTGGACCAAGCTAAACGATTCCATGTCGGACAAGAAGTCCAAGATGGATTCCGTTGAGCAGGCTGAAGAGCGCGCAGCCAAGATTGATGCGCTCGCAGAGCGCGCACTTAAGGTTGAGAATGCAGTTAAGTCTGACAACGACGCGGATGTTCTCCGCGCCATTGCAGCAGGCGAGAAGCGATCCGCGAAGTTTGATATTCGCGCGCTTTCTTCAGCCACAGCTACTGTGCCCGTGTCGTTCGCGGATTTTGTAGTGGTCGCCTTGACCGCTGGAAATCCCGTGTACGAAGGTGCAACAAAGATCCGCACGTCCACTGGCGAGCAGATCACTGTGCCGCGCCTCACGGCTAACCAGTCTGCTGCCTTCATTGGCGAGGGAAGCCAGATCAGCCCAACCGATCCTACGATCAGCAGCATTACGCTGTATGCAAATAAGATCGCTGCGTTGACGCTTCTTAGCAACGAGTTGGTTCGCGATAACGCGGTCAACATCACCGCTCTTGTGGGCGAATCAGCGGGCAATCAAATCGCCTTCCTCGCAGGGTCAGCATGCACGCTTGGCACTGGCACGACGCAGCCGCTTGGCTTTGTCACCGCCGCTGGCAATCCGCAGCTTTCCACCGCTACCAAGGCGGGAACTGTCACGTCAACATTCTTTGATGCACTTGACGTAATCACGTTGGCTTACAGCCTCCAGCCTATGTATCGCAATGCGAATACACAGTGGCAGGTTGCATCCACCGCGATGTCAAAGATTCGCAAGCTTACGGATACGACTGGTCAGCCAATCTGGACCCCTGGTCTTGTTGTTGGTCAGCCAGACACGCTCCTTGGCTATCGCGTCATTGAGAATGTTCACATGGCTGCGGTTGCATCGGCTTCCAAGTCGGTTGCAATCATGCATGCACCTTCGTACTACATTCGCGAACTTCCTATTGAGGTAGCATCAAGCACCGAATTTAGGTTTGATTACGCGCAAACGGCAGTACGAACGCTGTACGCAGTTGACGGGAACATCCCAGATGTAACCGCTCTCCGCGTACTCGTTTCCGCTAACACCTGATTCTAGGTTTTAGCTGAGACAAACCCCGCTGGTTGGAGTAATCTGACCAGCGGGGAACACCAAACTTTATAGGGGAGGCAAATCTGAATGGCACTCAGGATTGGTTTTACGACAAATGCTGCATGGAGCAACACGGGGTATGGCGTGCAGGCGTCAGAACTTATCCCGCAGCTTAAGCGAGACAATCATCTTGTTGCGCTTATGGCGAATTACGGATTAGCTGGAACAACAATTGAATGGAACGGCATTCCTGTTATGGGTCAGGGAATGGACGCATACAGCAATGATTTAACTCCAGCGCAAATTCTTTGGTGGCTCAATCAAGAGCCAAAACTTCCAGCTCTGGGGCTGTCGCTTTACGATGTTTGGGTGTACAAGTCTCCACAGTGGGACGAAATCCCAATGGCATCGTGGACGCCAGTAGATCATGCCGTTGTACCGCCAGAAGTAAAAGCCTGGTTTGATCGTCGCGGTAAGGGCAAATGGGCAATTGCCATGAGCCAATTCGGAGAGCGGGAACTTCTTGAAGCTGGCGTTGAGCGAGAGCGCGTGTTCTATGCTCCGCATAGTTTCAATCCAGCAGTGTTTAAGCCAACACCATCTAACATTCGCAAAGACTTAAACATTCCAGATGACGCACACTTGAGCATGATTCAAGGGGCGAACAAGGGCGTGTCACCAGTCCGAAAAAGTTTTGGGGAACAAATCCTTGCCTGGTCAACATGGGCAAAAGATAAAAAAGATGCGTACCTTTATTTGCACACCGACATATTCGGTCTTGCAAATGGAGTAAAACTTGAGCAGCTGTTGCAGGCATGCAACGCGCCGATGGACCGCGTGCGCGTGGTTCCGCAGTTTGAATACCGACAGGGACTTTCTCAAGAAGTTATGGCTCGCCTACTTAGCGCAAGCGATATTTTATTGCACTGCTCTAAGGGTGAGGGGTTCGGCGTTGGCATCATAGAAGCGCAGGCATGTGGCTTGTTGCCCGCAGTGACGGAGTGGACTGCGATGCCAGAGCTAATTGGCGCTGGCTGGAAAGTTGGCGGACAAGTTGAATATGATCCATTGCAGGGCGGATGGTGGATGACGCCAAATGTAAAAGAGATCATGGACGCGCTTCAGCAGTCTTACGAACTAAAGCAGAAGCCAACCGAACTTGCCGAAGCAAAGGCAAAAGCGATGGCATTCATGAAGAATTACGAAACCAACTATGTATACGAAAAGCACTGGCGACCAATCCTTAAGCAACTTGAGGATGAGCTGACGAGTGCGCCTGCGGTAAACCGCGAGCAGCGACGCGCAAAGAAGAAGCGTTGATAGGAGATTGAATGGCAATCACGAACGGGTACACCACGGGGAGCGCAGTTAAAGAAGCCTTGGGCATCATTGACTCCTCCTCCGACACGGAGATTGATCTTGTCATTGAGACCGTCAGTCGCATGATTGATGATTACGCTGGCAGATTCTTCTACAGCGCGGGGACCGTCGTTTCCTTCTACACGCCAGATAAGGCGCTTAGCCTGGAGATTGATGACGTCTCTTCGGTCTCTATTCTGCAAACCGATGACGGTGGAGACGGGTCGTTTAGTACGACCTGGGGAACTGCAGACTATGTGTTGGAGCCGTTTAACGCTGCGCTCACGGGGCGACCGTACACGCTGATTCGCGTAACCACAAACGGTAATCGCAGCTTCCCAATTGACACGATCAAGGGCGTGAAGCTGACGGCAGTGCGAGGCTTTCCGTCTATTCCAAAACCAATCGTGACCGCCACGCAGCTACAGTGTGGTCGTATTTTTAACCGAAGGAACACGCCCTTCGGAATTGCTGGGACGTTGGAGACTGGACAGATGAGACTGTTAAGCCGTCTAGATCCAGACGTTGAGCAGCTCGTGCGCCCGTATCGCATTCCTTCGCAGGCGGTTTAGGTGGACACATACGCGGTAGGCACGGCACTCGCTGCGCGTTTTGGAAACATTACGCCTCCGACTGGCTACGAAGCAATTAAGCTGTCAACCGTATTTACTCCAGATAATATTTCTACCTACCCAGCGGTAATCATTTTGCCGCCAGACACCACGCTTTCATATTCCATGAACAGACAAGTGGACGAAACACATGTGTTCACGGTGAGATTCATCATCCCTCGTTCAATGGGCACGGATCGCGGAATCAAAGCTCTTTACTCTTGGCGAGACGCTATTGTCAAAGGCGCTGTTGGCAATCAAGATCTTAACGTTGCAGGCGTGATATCATGTCTGGTAACTAACGTGACGATGGGCGATGTGACCTACGGTGCAGACGAAGATCTGTTGGCAATTGACTGCCGAACCGAAGTGCGGTTTAGGTCAGTCGTAAGCGATATTGGAGCCTAGTGGCAAAAGAAATTGTTTCAATCAGCATCCAGCCGAACGACTTTGTTGAGAAGCTAGAAAAGCAGCTTGGGCAGAAGAGCATGGACACCGTAGTGCTAGAGGGAACGCGCAAGGTGGCTGCGCAAACCGCGAGCAGGATGCGCGTCAACTATCGCGCTGCTGGTATCCAGATCCACCATCCAGCAGACGGATTGTTCAAGTCCATTCGCTATAAGCGCATTCGTCGCCGCTATTCTGAGATTGGATACTGGGTCGGTCCAATGTCGCGAACGAGGAGCGTCAAGCGCGCGTTCGCACGAGATATTACCCAGGTCGTTGCGTGGGGAGCACATCGTCACCTGATTGAATTCGGGCACAGGATCGTGAGCCACGCTGGTGTTGATAGCGGACGGCGAACAAAGGCGCGACCATTTATCGGTCCAGCCTTCAGCGGCGCTGTTGGCTCAATTGAAGCGACGGTTGGTGAGTCACTGCAAAAGTACATTGACTCCACACCGCCAATCACATGAGGGAGTAGAAATGTCTGAGATTCTTAAGCCAGTTGTGAAGCTGGTAAAGGTTGAACCCGTGCAGGGACGGTTTATCCCTGGCGTCGCCGCGCGCATTGCGGAAGTCACAGAGGATGAGGCGCGAGAGCTAATTGCAACTGGCGCCTTCGTGCTCGCAGCAAACAAGCCTGCCGAACCTACGGCGGCAAAGCAGTCGCCAGAAAAGGAGTAACTAGATGGCTACACGAGTGCTTCAGAGGGTTCAGGGTGCGCTTGAGGGCACGGCTGGGACCTTCACAACAGCTACGCGCAAGCTCTACGGTACGGAGATTACGCACGAGCGCACGATTGCATCTATCCGACCAGACTACCTGGATGGAACTTACAATCAGTCGCGCGCAGTTTATGAAGGAATTGAGACCAACGCATTCAGCATTAGCGGACCGCTTGCATTTGATCAGTCGGTTTTCTGGCTGAGCGCAGGCGTTGGCTCCGCAACCGCGAGCGGCACGGCTGCTCCATACACCTGGACGTTCAATGCCGCTTCAACGGCTGACCTTACGCGATCATTCTCGCTTGAGTACGCATGGGCTGACGGCGGCGCAAGCATCCCAGCATCGTTCCGTGTCCCTGGAAACAAGGTAGACTCGCTGACGATTACTTGGGCAAAGGATGACGTCGTTACGTTTGAAGCTGGGCTGGTCTCCTTCAAGGGAATGACCCAGGGAACCGCGCTTAGCGCAACCCCGTCGGACACCGTTGAGAAGCACGCTGTTGGCGTGAACACCACGGTTTACATTGACGGCACCGCAAACCCAATTGGCACCACGGCAGATTCCAACGTTGCTGTTGCGGCGCTTGCTCTGACGAATGGTTTCACCACGCGCTTCGGTCTTGACGGAAGCTCTGTTGGCGCAGCCCTGGATCGTGTCGCAAAGACCGATGCCGTGCTTACGCTGACCCGTCATTTCCAGAATGACAATGAACTGGATGCCTGGGAGGATAAGAGCCTTCGCCGCGTCCGCATCGTCACCACTGGTCCGACGCTTGGAGCTGGTAACTATGAGATGACGGTTGACTTCTTCGGTGTGATTGATGAGATCACGCAGACAGAGGTTGATGGGAACGTTGCCCAGGAGATCACGCTTCGCCCATTCGTTGACGGATCGGTTACGACCATTCCGTTCAGCGTTGTTGTAAAGAATAACGCAGCAACGATCAGCTGATTCTTTTCGGGTATCTAGACACCAGGGGGCGCCGTAACGCGTCTCCTGGTGTCTTACAGACGGGCATTTTAGTAACAAAAACGGCAAAGGAGGCTACATGCGTACATTTGACGTAACGATCGGCGATCAGGTATTTGTCATGAAATCAATGTCTGCGCGCCAGTTTATTTCTATTCAGCGCGGTGAGATTGACGAAGCAAAGCTACTGGAGATTCTTGCGGCGTCAGCCGTAGAGCATCCATTCGGAAAGAGCGCCGATGACTTCTTGGATAACTGCGACGTGCAGACGGCGCTTGGACTTCTAAAGGCATGGGCTGCTGAGCAGACGGAAACGGCACTCCCAAAAGTGAACGCCAACGCCTTGCAAGAAGTCTCGCCGCAGCAGGATTAGGGGACGGAAAGCCAGTCACCGTTCCGCTTGATTACGCGTTGGACGCGTTAGCAAGACGTTGGCACATCGCTCCGTGGGAACTGGAGCACGCACCAAATGCAGACTGGATCATTCGGGGTCTGTACTTTCAAAAGGTAGAGTCACAAGCGCAGGCGTCTGCGTCAAGGGTAAGGAGTAAGCGTGGCTGATAAGCGAGTTGGCATTGTCATTGAGGGTAAAGCCGCGATTGATCCTGCGTTTAGGCAGATCAAGCGTGAGTTCAACCTTCTTCGCGCAGCTGGTAAACAGCTGAACAATGTCTTCACGGGTATCGGTCAGGGCATCGGTCAGCGTGTGGCTGGCGTTGCGTTTGATGCCTTCAGCCAGGTCACTGGTCTGTTCACGCAGGCGGTGCCAAAAGCCCTAGCCTACGCACGATCTATTGATGAGATTGCAGATGCAACTGGAGCAAGCGCAGAGCAGTCATCAATTCTTGCTGGAACGCTCAACCTTCTTGGCGTTCCAACAGAGGGATTGTCAACGGCGTTCAAGTCGCTCTCAAGCGAAGTAATTAAGAGCGAAAACAAGTTTGCCGCATTGGGCGTTACCGTTCGCGATGGCGAAGGTAACTTGCTTGACATGGTTACCATCCTGGACAGCACCAGAAGCAAGCTGGGTCAGATGGAAGATGGTGCCTCCAAGACCGCCATTGCCGTTGACTTGTTTGGTAAGCAAGCACTTTCTCTTATTGATTATCTCAATCTTTCCGACGAAGCCGCAGCGAGGGCAGCGGATGAGCTAGAGAGAATGGGATTGGTGCTTGACTCCAAGACTATTACCGCAGCGGAGGATGCGGACAGAAGTATGAATCTTCTGGGTCTGACGGTCCAAGGGCTGCAAATTACTCTTGCAAACCAGTTGCTTCCATCAATCATCAACATCGTCAACGCCATCCGCAACTGGGTAATGGAGAATCGCGAAGGTCTTTTGAAGACCCTTGCATCCGTTGCTGGTGCAATCGGCGGATTTATCTCTGGACTCCTTGGCGCAACTGACGCCGCGTCTTCATTCATCAACAGCCTTCGCGGTACTAGCTCCGCGATCAACACCAATAAGGCTGGACTCCAGGCGCAGATCGCTGCAATCAAACAGCAGATCGCGGCATATAAGGCGAGCGGCGGGGCTTCTGGAAGCGCATCTGGCGGAGCGAGCAAGGTTACTGCCGCGCTGACGCGACAGATTCAGAAGCTTAAGGATCAACGCGACGCGATTCGCGACGTCATGCGCGCCCAGGTTGAGCAGGCAAAGACTGCGTTTAACGCAATGCTCGCGGGGCTTGACGCAACGGAGCGACAGTATCAACTGGATGAGCGCCGCAAGGAGCTGGCGCAGGATCTTGCAGACGCAGAGCAGGAAGCTGCTGACGAAAAGATTAAGGCGCAGCGAGATCTTGCTAACCTTCGTGCGGAGCGCGACCTTGCGCTTGCAGCGGAATCAGATCTTGACAAGCAATTTCAGGTAGCGATTGATTATGCAGAGCGCGAACAGCGCATGGTTGAGCAGTATGCTGAAGACCAGACGCGCTACGAAAAGGCAGTTGCCGATGCTCGTGCCAACATCGCAAAGTTTGAGGCTGAGACAAAGCGACAGGCAGCAGTGGACGCTGCGCGTGGACAGATCCAAGCGGCAGTTGATCTATCCCAGAGGATTCAAGAGCTTGCGCTGTCGGATAAAGACTTTGCCAAGAATATCGCTGATCTACGACTTATTGAGCAGGAGCAGGAATCCGCGCTTAGGATTGCCATTGCAAACGGCGACTCTGAGGCGATCAGGCAAATTGAGATCAACCTTGCACTGGCTCGCGATGCGATTCGTGCCCAGGAAGAAACCAAAGAAATTGCTGCACACCAGAAGCGCCTAGAGCGAGAGAAGGAAAAGAAGGCAGCTGTAAAGAGCAGCAACGACGCTTTCTTGATTGGGCTACAGCAGCAGCTCGCTGGTCTTGAGACGCAACTAGATGCGCAGAAGGATAACAACAAGGCTGTTCGGGATTCCGCCCATGATCACGGTTTGCTCACGCAGCAGCTTGAGAGCGATCAGCCCGTCGTTGATTCATTCGCTGACGCCTTCAAAGATGCGGCGAAGGCTGGTCAAGATTTTGCGCAGGCACTGCGAGACATCAAGAGCGCATTGGGGTTCCTGGGATCAATCGGGGATATCTTCGGATTCCTCTCTGATCCGTTCGGCTTAAGTGGAAAACCTGATCGGCTAACAGATGACGAAGGTCTGTCTGGTCTGTTCAAGCCAAAGCCAAAGCCTAAAGCTACGCCAAAGCCGAAGCCAGTTACTGGGTTCCCTTCTGGTCTCGTGCGCGCTCGCGCAATGGGAGGTCCAGTTAGCGCTGGTCAGAGCTACCTAGTCGGAGAGCAGGGTCCAGAGCTATTCGTTCCTGGAATGGGAGGAAGCATCGTGCCTGGGGGCGGCATCAATGTGACCTTGCAGGCTGGGGCATTCCTTGGATCAAGCTCCGACGCTCGCGAGTTTGCGCGACGCGTATACGGCGCGATTGAAGAAGAGAGCAAGAGGCGCTTCACGGTTCCACCAACGATTAGGAGAGGAGCAGCCGCGTGAGCGTATCTCAACCAACACTAGTATCTGGCGCAACGACGATCACGCTTCCATTTCCTGCTAGATCTACGCAGACCCGTATTAGCTGGGAGACGGTTGGCGGAAGCCGCATGACGATCAACGGATCTATCCGCACATGGTCGGTGGGTTATCGCTATCGCTATGCGCTGGCTTTTGAATATGCAGACATCTCGTTGTGGAACTCTTTGGTAGATCTCTACTGGAACAACGTCTCCAATCAGACGTCAGCGACGTTCACCTGGACGGGTGGACCGTGGACCGACGCACAGCCTGGAGTCACTGTGCGCATTGATGAGATTGGCGATCCTTCAAACACCTATCCCACTGTTGACAAAGCTGACTTCACCATCGTGCTCGTTGAGGTTGACGCGCGCACTAGCTAGGAGGCGACATGACACTTAGTGCAAATCTAGTCGCCGCCATAGGAGACAAACAGCAGCGACCTATCCTTAAGCTTGAGATTGCATGGAACGGATCTGAGTACGTTGACGAAACGTCATATGTACTAGAGGCTACGGGCATTGAGAGCATTGATCAGGATACTGGATCGCTGCAACCAGCAGAAGCAAACTTCACGCTGGACAATCTTGACAATCGCTTCACCGCTGAGAATACGCAGTCGCCAATTTATCCCTTCATTCAGGGGGCGTTCCTGGACGTGCGAGCCAAGGTTTCCCTTGGCTACTACTACGCTGGTCAGGAAAACTTCAGGCAGATTGGCGTCTTTGTGGTGCGCGAGCTTGAGCCGCTGGAGCAGGGACGCGTTGCGACGCTGCGCCTAACGGATATCTCCAGCCGCTTCGCAAACATTCCTACCTTCTACGGTCCGACTGCAAACACTGACATGACGTCGGTATTTGAGAGCCTTGCTGAGAAGGCTGGTCTTGGAACAGCCGCATATGCAACCCAGGGGACGGCGTTCGGAACAGCGCAGTTTGCCGCTGCGGTTGGTGGGCGGCTTGCGGATGAGCTGGGACTCCTTGCGCTTGCAGAGGGCGGACGCATCTACGTCAACAACGGCGGCACGCTGGTATTCGTTGACAATCCGACGCGAGAGGCTGAGCTGCAAACCCCGCTGATCACGCTCAACAAAGACACCTTCCCATTTGATATTGCGATCACCAGGAATACTTCCCAGGCGATTAACCGCGTCACGCTTGCATACGAAGATCGCGCGAGCGCAGTAAGCAATGAAACCGTTTGGCAAATCACTACGCCTATTAAGATCCCAGCCGCAATTGAGGCGACTGGATCGGTAGGGACTTACTACATTCCTGGTCAGGTTACGATCTCTCTGAACGCACAGGATCAGACCCGCTGGGTTGAATACACGCCAGTAAGCTGGGCGAGCGGCACCGCTAACCCGTCTAGCGCAGTGGCAAACGCCGCAAGCGATGGATCGGGAAGTGCGGTCACCATGGAGGCTGGAACACCAGCCGCACGCCTTACGCTTGATAACAAGCTCTACTACGACATGACCCTGGGCGGCACTGCAACGGGCGATGGAAACCGTGGCGAGATCACGTTCCGCAACATGAATAGCGTGCCAGTCTATGTGCGCACGTTTACGCTCGTTGGCAAACCAGCCCGTCTCTCCAGCCCCTATGCGGTGCAGGCGGACGATGGCGACGGTCAGGATCTCCTTGGACAGATCCTAGAGCAGACGATCAGCGATCCGTATTTGCCAAGCGTAGACCAGGCATATCAGCGCGCGCTTGATCTGCTGTACTTCAGAAGCGTGCGAAGAGTACGCGTGGCGATCCCGTCTGCTCCAGGTGTGCCGATCAAGGCTGGTGAAGTTTTCGCGGTGCTTGATTCTGAAAAGAATGCAACCTACCTACAGCAAGTCGCAACGATCAACTGGAGCTTTAACGCGCAAAACGGGTACCAGTGCAGCATTGACGGTCTTCCGTCTTTGCCTGGTCCAACATCCGTGTTGGTCACAGATCTTATCGGCGGAGTCACCGACTCAATCACGCTGGGAGAGCCAACTGGACCGTGGTATTGGGCACCAGCTGGAGTTGGCGAGTCAGAGCTTACCTGGGATAGCAACACCTTTTGGGGTCCACTGCCCGATCCCACAAGAATTGGAAACGAAGTCGGCGCAGTTTCAGATACAATTACAACAAGCGTAACTCAAGCCCTTGTCTGGGAAACTGGATATTGGGATCAGCAAGTGTGGGGATAGAATGTTTGAAAGCTATTTGACGAAGCCAATTGGTCTCGTAACAGCAACGCTGCACCGACCAGATGGCACGATCCTTCGCAGTCAACAGTCCAACACGTTCACGCTTGTTGGCGCTGAGCGGCTCGCAGCCGCGCTCGCTGGTGAGGCTGGGACTCTGACCGTTAGCAGCATTAAGAGCAGCAGCGGCGGCACCAGGATCTATGACTTTGACTCTACGACGGGATTCACGGGGACCGCGACCGTTGACTCTGGCATCTATCGCCAGGGCGTTGGCGCCTTTAAGATTGAGGCTGCACCTTCGGGCACGCAGTATGTCTTTGACGCGAGCACGATCAGCAGCTCTACCGTGGTAAGCGGCTCATCCATTGAGCTGTCACTGCGCTTTACGACTGTTAGCCGCGTGAACAAGAGCGCGTCCCAGCTGCGAATCTTCAGCGCAGGAAACGCATCCTCCTACTACGGCATTACCGTCGCGGACCTAGAAACCGCCGCAGGCGTCACATTCGCTGACGCAACCTGGGCAGTCTGCCGCGTGCCAATCAGCAGCTTCAGCATTACCGCTGGCGGACCATCGTGGAACGACACCACGGGGATCGGATTCCAGCTCGTGGCTGGTACCGCTGGTACCGCCACTGCCTACATTGACAATGCCTTCGTAGTGAACGGGAACTTGGATACGACCAGCGCGGCGACTAACGTTCCTGCAATCTACGACACGAAGGCTACGACAAGCACGCGATCAACGCGCACGGTCACATCAACAAGCACATGGCAATTGGCAGACGCAATCGGGGAAACGTTCTATGTGCTTGGACTATTTGACGGATCTAGCAATCTACTCGCTATCACTGGATACGCAGCTGGTAGCGGCATCTATAAAGAGCCGAACAGCCTACTCACGGTAAGCTGGGCGCTCACCACAACTGCATAGGAGGATGAGGGAACATGCCTAATAGCGGTACCGTAACAGCAGGCAGCGTCGCGCTAGCCTCGCAATACAATAATCTTCGTGCGGATGTGCTTGATGTCGCAACTGGACATACGCACGCTGGCACGACTGGCGAAGGCGCACAGATTGAGGGCACAGCTCTCAAGTCCACAGGCGCTACTGCTGGTCACGTTCTAACGGCTGGCGCTGGCGGAACGGCTACGACTTGGGCTGCTGTTCAATCAGAGGCTGGTGCGTTTTCAACGGCTACCGCTTCTTATGACTTTAGCGCATCAAATGATTTTAAGACTACTTATGTCACAACGCAATCTGGAACAATCAGCAAAACAGTTGGTGTAGGAGGAGCAGGAACAGTATTGCTCGTTATCGGCGTTCCCTCACCATCCGTCAGTTCAAGGCAGATTCAAACATTTGCCGTTGGTGCGCATACGGCAAACGCAACAGCATCTTCTCTTGCGTTTGGCACAATCAGCGGATACGTTGGAGGAACAGTAAATCGCGCCTATCCAGCGTTTAATAATCAAGCAAGTTCAACCAGCGTCTACTGGATGGAAAGTGTATGGAACGCAGGACAATACAACACAGCATTTAGAAAATACAATCAGACGCTCGCTGCGAGTCAATGGAATGCGGTACTTCAAAGTGCCGACAGTGAAGCATTTTCCTATATTCTATTTAATAACGGGTTTAGAGTGAGGTTTGCTCCGCTAATCAATTGCTGGTTTGGACATTTTGATTTTTACCATACATCCAATAAAACAGCCCGTACATTTATTATTAATGACACCAGCGGATCAGTATACGCTGCTGATTATGGCGAAAATGGCGCGGGTGGGACAAGCCTGTTTGCCATCAACGCATCGGTGTTTGTCCCGAATGACGGAACTGCAATTGGTGGTTCCGTCTACACAATCGGTAGTGCGGTTACGAGTACAACTGTCATCAATCGGCGTCTTGTTAAATACACTGCTGGCACTGCCTCGTTCGTGGCGGCAGGAACAACCGACTCAACAGTTAGCCCGCGTCACTATCCAGTCATTGGCGGTACTGCTGCCGTTCAAAGCATGTTTTACGACAACACTTTGAATAAGGTCATCGTTGTTCGCGGTGGCGGTACCGTTCAAGTTGTTGATCGTTCGTTTGCAACAGTAGAATACGAGTCGGTAGGCACTAGTACCATGTGGCGCGAAAGAATTGGAAACTACTTGTTTTCAGACAACGGAGTTGCGCTCGCGGGTGCACTTGGGACTGGGTATGCGCCATCTGGATATTTGCTTCCAATCACAAATAGTGTTTCAGGATTCATTGAGATCGCGCCAGGAGGAACACCTAGCGCCTACGCGCCGTACACCGCAAACTCTTCTAATCCTAATGAGTTCGGGACAGCGTTTACTTACGGAATGAATAACTTCCGTCAATCTGATGCTACATTCGGAACGGTAGACTACGGACGCATGCTTTGGCAAAAAGATACTGGTGTCACAATCATTACGACTGGAACAACCGACATGATTACGATGGACGGCACTCTTTCGTATCTTCCAGCCAATGGCGTGCTTGGAGGAGTTGCGACCAATGCTACTGCGACTGGTACGGTCACTAGAAACTTCTACCAGTTGCGCATGAAGTAAGGAGAAATCATGACTTTGTATTTCCATAAATATCCAGACGGAGAGATTATGACATTCGGAGAGGAAAACCTTCCTGGCTCTATTGCAATTGAAGTTCCCTCCGACTGGCATAAGTTTGCTCTAGCCAAATACATTATCGTTGATGACGCACTTGTCGCGCGCGAAGGCTGGGTTGACCCAGAGCCTGAAGTTCCTGCTGATCCTGAATGACTAAGAGTCAAGTTGATTCAATCGTTGAGCGACTAGATCGGATTGAAGCCGATCTGTCTGCTGTTCGCTTTGAGATGGCAGAGACTCGTGGCGCCTATCGCCTAGCTAAGTTTGTAATTGCGCTGCTTGGACTAAGTGGACTGGGAGGTCTAACCGCTTGGCTATCTAACGCTAAGTGAGCCAACGCGCACTTGCGTTCCTTCTGACACTGGCAACTCTGTTGCCGTTCGCTGCGAGCGCCTACGCGCTTGACAGTGCCGATGCGTGGGATCAGCAGATTGATTCCAACGGCACGATTACGCTAAGCGATGGCACGATCCTGATTGAAGGTAGCAACAACGCTGGACCTGGGTACCCGTGGCAGAATACCGTGACGGGGCTAACGACAGATTCATCCGTTGGCGAGACGGTCTCTTTTAGCTGGGCGTATTGGACAACCGATGGCGCCTTCTACGACCGCGCGCAGATGTTTCTTGATGAGAGCTGGATTGATCTAGCGATCTGGGACCAGGCTGGGTACAACCCGCTGCAACAGAGCGGCAGTCAATCCGTCTACGTCACCGCAGGCGGGATCTTTGGATTCCGCGTCCTAAGCGTTGACTCCTGCTGCGGATCGGGCTTCTTGCAAGTCAACAATACGACCTGGGTCGTAGGTAGCCCTACGCCGTCTCCTACGGCGTCTCCTGAGCCAACCCCGACTCCTACGCCAGATCCGACCCCAGAGCCGTCTCCGTCGCCTACAGAGCCTCCTACGCCTGAACCGACCGTGGAGCCTAGCCCTGAGCC